CCGTCAAACGCTGACACCTCGGCGCAACTCATAAGAGTGCTCGCGCGCCGCGCGAGGGTCGGACGACAAGCCGCGACGGGGCTGCGGGCGCGGTGAGGATCGAACAAGGGCCGAGCGCCGGTCGTTGTGTAGCCGGCAAAAACCGGTGGCAGAAACGGCAAGAACCGGTGGCAGTGCTTTGGAGCACTGCCACCGTCGTTTTCGGGGTCACGCCGCCAGGGCGGGATGGGGCTTGTCGACCGCGACTTGGACCGCCACGGGGTGGGTGGCGAGCGTGAGGGCGTGCAGGAAGGCGTAGTGGTAGCTGGCGATCAGGTGGGCCTGATCCTCGCCGTTGATGATCCGGCGCGCTCCCACCGGATCGTCCTTGCCGGTGCCGAAGTAGTGCTTCAGCGCGCGGCCAGTGAACATGCCCCCCATCATGCCGTCGAAGAGCCCGCGCAGAGCGCAGGGCCAAGTCAGCAGGTCGCCGGGCTTCTTGGCACCGAACTTCTTGGCGTTTTTCCTCCCAAGTCGTCTGCACCAGGCCCTCGCCCACCCAGGGCCAGTAGCGCTTGCTGCGCAGGTAGCTTTCGCTGCCGCGCTCGCGGATCGGCTGCATCTCGTACCAGGTCTCGTGGAACGACGTGGCGATCATGTAGGCGAGCCAGCGCAGATCGGTGAGCTTGCGGCGCTCCCACTCGTCGATGATGCGGGTCATCCCCTCGACCTGGCCCTGGGCCAAGCTGCCGCCGAACGGGTGCAGGCGGACGGTGTCGAGAAAGATCTTGTGGTCGATCGTCATGGCGTTTTCCTCGCTTCAAAGCCTCTTCAAAGACCGGTTCAATCGGGGTTCGTCTCGGTCTCGACGGTGGTGGTCCAGCCCCGGTCCGGGATGACGTCGTGGGTCACTTCCACGGCGATCCATTGCGTGGCGTCGATCGGGTCGGGATAGCCGGAACAGGTCGGGTGGGCGCCGGCCACGGCCGCTGGCTCGCCCGGCATGCCGAACAGCCCCGTGCCGGTGAAGCGCTTGTTCTCGTCGGCGACCGCCTTGGCGATGGTCTGCGCATGGGCCTGGTCGGCAGCCGGGTGCGGCAGCCCGTCCTTGGCGCCGCCGCCGCCCTGGTCGGGGCTCGCCTGCTGCTTCAGCCGCCCGGCGTCGCTGTCGAAATAGGTCGACGTGACGCTCTGGTACTGGAAGCGCGGCTCGAGCTCGACGTCGTATTCGTAGCCCGTGACCTTGGGAATGGTGAAGCCGCTGAGCGTCTTGCCACTGACGCTCTGGCCGGCGTTGCGGTCGACCACCACGATCTTGCCGTCCGTCGCCTTGACCACGGCGCCGGCGTCGTTGGCGAGGTCGGTGGCGAAATCCATGTGGCTCTGCTGCCATTGCACCACGTGGCCGCCCGGCACCGGCAGGCCCGCCACCGAGGCCGCCACCTCGACGCCGATGCCGACGGCGCCGAACACGTTCTTGAAAACGTCGCCGAGCGTCTTGTTGCCGTTGTCGGCCGCGAAGTGCTGGCTCGCCACCTGGTGGATCTCGGACTGCTCAAGCGGCCGGCAGATGTAGTGGATCTGCTCGCCGCGCTTGGGGTCGCCGAGGAGGTGAATGCGCTTCAGGTAATACGTCCCGCCGAGCGCGGCCGCGGCGGCCGACCAGCCGATGCTCACGCTGTAGGGCGTGTTCTCGGCCGGCGCCGTCGCATAAGGCGGCTTGTTGGTGAACATGAAGGTGCATTCGTCGCTCTCGTCGACGAGGCGGGTGACGATGCGCACCCCGATCAGCCGCGAGCCCCAGACCGGGATCTGGTTCTGGCCGTCGGCGCCGTTCACGGCGAGGTAGGGGGTGCGATAGGCCATCAGCTCCCCAGCGGCACGAAGGTCGAGGTCGAGACGATCGCGGCGGCCGCCGGCACCTGCAGCACCGTGCGGGGCGCGATGAAGGCACCCTGCAGGGCGAGGCCGGGGTTGGCGGCGAGCAGCGCCTCGACGACGCCACCGCGCTCCCCGCCGTAGATCGCTTTGGCGATATGGTCGAGGCGCTCCGGCCGGCGGCCGACCACATAGGGCTGCAACCCGCTCGCGGCCATCACGGGCCTCCCACGTAGAGGAGGTCGAACTCGACGCTCACCTTGCGGCCCACTCCGTCGAAGGGGTGGAGGTGCGTCTCGTCGACGAAGAGGTTGCGGATCTGCACCTGGCCCAGCATGCGGCCGAGGAAGTTGGCGCGCAGCCGGATGTAATTGACCACCTGCTGGCCCTCGTGGTGCTGCTGGATCAGCGCCAGGGCGTCGAGGCCGCCGATGACGTGCGGATAGGTCAGTGCCTCGAAGCGCGTATGGGCCTCGCCGAGGCCGGTCGGCTGATAGTCCATGCCGGTCCAGGTCGGGGTGCCGGGGACGCGGGCCTCCGACATGGTGCCGATGCGCTGCGGGTTCAGGCCCACCACCTGGAGCACCGCGCTGCCGATCGAGACGAGGGCCTGCATCAGGCGACCCTCCCGATGCCGTGGTTGGCCCTGGCCAGGGTGCGGCGGATCTCGTGGTTGCTCTCGAGCTGGGCGTAATGCGCCGTCTGCACGGGATCGTGGTTGCCGTGGAAGTGCTGGACGACGGAGGGGCCTGATGCGGTAAGCTGCCGTCGAGCGCCGGCGTCCGCCGTGATGTCGCCCGGCTGGGGGCGGACCTTCAGCTTCCCGGGGTCGGCGAAGCGCGGCGAGAGCGGATGCGCCGGCGGCGTGACGCTGCGCCGGGCCCGCGTGGCGCGATCCTCGTCGACCGCGATGGGGCCGTCGCGCGGGGCAAGCCCCGGAGAGGCCTTGCCCGACCCTACGCCGGCCATCATGCGCCGGTAGGACGACGCCGAGGTGCCGTTGGCGTCGACGTTGTCCTGGCCGCGCGACAGCTGAATGGCGCCGCCCACGCCCTTGAGATGCGCGGCCGCGAGCCAGCCCGCGACGTCGGCCTGGCCCATCCCATCCTTGACGACACCGGCCCGCTTGAGCTGGGCATAGTGGCGGTTGGTGTATTCGGCGAACTCCCGGTCCTGCACGCCGCCCTTGTTGGCCTTGAACTCCTCGACGCTGTGGACGTCGCCCTTGCCGGTCCAGGCCGCGGGATCGTTGAGCCCCCGGTTGGTGGTGCCGCGCTTGACGTAGCCGTTCTCGGCCAGGGCGTCGGCGCCCATCTGCCACCGCCCGACGTAGCCGTAGGGGTTGGTGATGCCGTAGCGGTTGCCGCTCTCGCGCTTGCCCAGCACGGCCGCATATTGCCGTGTCCCGTCGTCCGACAGCCCGTCGATGCGGTTGCCCTTGGTCTGGTAGCCGGCGTCGGGAACGGCATCGCGGTCGGGCCGGCCATGTCGGCGCGCATGGGCGCCCGCACCGCCTCCGCCACCATCATGGACGGGTCCATAGCCGCGCCCGTAGCGCACCGAACGGTGGTGGGAGCTGCCGTCTGGATCTTGCCGCCCGCGCGGGCCGTAGCCGCCGCTGTAGCGGAGCGAGCGACGGGGTGCCGCGCCAGCAGCTCCGCCGACGCTGCGGCCGGTGTCTCCGTCTTCCCACGACGCGTTCACGACGCCACCGGTCGCCGCGCCGCCGCTGCCCCGCATGTCGGCCACCTCGCGCAGACCCGCCACGACGCCGGCCTTGGTGCCGGCCTCGATCACGGCTTGCAGCGCCTCGCTGGGCGAACCTCCGGCCGGGCGATCGGCGGACCCGTCGTCGGCCGTGAAGCTGGCGCGGCGCAGCAGCGGGCTCGCGCCGGATCCCCGGTAGCGCATAGGCATGGCGATCAGGCTGTCGTCGTCCGGTGCGGCGGGGGGCGCAGGAGCGGGCGGCGGTGACGGTACATCGGGCCGGGCGGGCCTTTCCCGCAGCGCCTCGGCCGGCGGGGCGTCTGGCGACGTCGGAGCGGCCGAGGGCGGTGGCGCATCGGGCCGGGCGAGCCTCTCCCGCAGGGCCTCGGCCGGCAGGGCTTCCGGCGCTGGCGCCGATGCGGGCGGTGGCGCATCGGGCCGGACTGCCTGCGCCGGCAGGGCTTCGGGCGGTGGCGCCTCGGGGAAGTCGTGCCGGTAAGCACGCTGCTGCTCGCCGAGGTCATCGCTGACCGAGGCCTCGCCGTGCTTCTTCGCCCAGTCCTCGAGCTGGCGGATTGCCTCGGCGCGCCCCAGCCGGTCCTGCTCGCGGGCCGACGTGTCGGACGCCTCGGGCGCCGCCGGGGGCCGCATGCGCTCCATCTCGCGCCGCCGACCGACCTCCGGGTCGGGCGTGCGCTCGGCGTCGTTGCGCCGCGCCACCCCGACCGCGTCGACGCCGCCCTCGACCTGGGCCTTGAACTTCGGGTCAGTGTCGAGCTTCTTCTGATCGTCGGGCGACAGCGCCACGCCCTTGGTGATCTTGTCGACGATCTCGCCGGCCTTCTCCATGGCGTCCATGCGGTCGAGCCAGCCGCCGAAGAACTTGGCGGTGGCCTCGGCGGCCGCGCCGATTGCCGGCGCGAAGCTCTGCCCGACCTTGACCGAGAAGGCGCCGATCGCCGCCGTGGCCTTGTCGATCCGGGCCGACGTGGTCTCGTCGAACACCCGGAACACGCGCTCCACGGCGCCCGAGGTCGCGGCCGTGTCGTTCATGCGGCCGAGGTTCTTGCGGAGCGTGTCGACGTGGTCGGCCATGCGGGCCAGCTTGGCGCCGTCCTCCTCGCCGAACATCCGGGTCAGCACGCTCTCCCGGATCTCCGGGTTTAGCCGCTTGATGTCGCCCAGCATGCGCAGCATGGCGCCCGAGGCGTCGGTCCGGGCGGCGTTGCGCAGCGAATAGGCACCCTCGGGCGCGCCGTCCGGCCCCGTCATGCGGGACAGGCCGAGCTGGAACTGTTCGCCCTGCTGGGGCGCGTGCTGCAGCTTCTCGAGCAGGCCGGTGAACAGCGAGGCGGCACCGCCCGCGTCCATGCCCGATTGCTGCAGCGTGGCCCCATAGGCCGCGAGCTGCTCGGGCCGCATTCCGGCCGTCTGTGCCACCGTGCCGGTCTTCTGCATGAAGTCGAGCGTGCCGGCGCCGCTGGCACCGGGTGCGTTCCTGCATGTAGGCGGCGGCGTCGGCCGCGCCCTCGATGCCGCGCTGGTCGAGCTTGAACTGCGAGCCCAGCCGGGTCAGCACGTCGGCCGCTTCCTCGGCCTTGAGGCCGAGCCCGCCGGCCGCCTTGGCGCTGAGATCCATGAAGCGCGGCAGGTCGGCCACCGGGCGGCCGGCCGCGGCCCCCATGGCGGTCAACTTGGCAAGTTCGCCAGAGGCGACGCCGGTCGACCGGCTCGTCGACAGGATCGATGTCTCGAGCGCCTTCACTCCGCCGGCCGGCATGTCGCCGACCGACCGTTTCACCTCGGCCATGGCGGTCTCGAGGTCGATCGCGTCCTTCACGGCGCTGTGCATGGCCTCGTAGGCCTTGAGCGCCCCGTAGCCGACCCCGAGCCCCGCCGCGCCGATCGGCGTCATAGCCGACATGACCAGGCGCTCCATGTGCAGCGGCCTGGCTCCGGCCATCAGTGCGCCGCGCAGGCCGCCACCGCCCGCGCCGTGGCCGCCACCGCCCGCGCCGCCACCGCCCGCGCCGTGGCCGCCGCCACCCTGGCCGCCGCCACCCTGGCCGCGGCCACCGCTGCCGCCGCCGGCCCGCTCGGCCCGGTCCAGCTTTTCGAGGTCGCGGGCCGCCTTGACGGCGCTCGACCCGACATTGTCGAGCTCGCGGCGCGCCTCGACGGCGGCGGTCGACACGGTGGCGATCGCCTCGCCGAGGTGTTTCGGTCCCGCCGCCGTGCCGAGCTTGGCGGCCGAGGCCGCCAGGGCCTCGGTGTGCGCCTTGGCGGCCGCCACCGCGGCACTCCTGTCGGGCGCGCCGGCCGCCGCCCAGTCGGCGGCGCGGACTTTCCCCGCCGCCGCCCCGCCCCGCTCGCGCCAATAGGCGGCCCAGTCCTGCGCGGCGCCGCGGCGCGGGCCCCAGTCGACCTTGCCGGCGGCCGCCAGGCGCTGCGCCGCCCCGTCGGCCGCCGTGGCGATCCCGCGCAGCTCGCCGGTGAGACGCTGGCCAACGGTGGCGGCCCCGGCCAGCCGGTCGCCCGCGGCCGCGAGGCCGGTCAGGCCCGTCTTGGCCATTTCGGCGGCCTTGTGCAGGGCGCCGAGGTCGCGCGCCACCGCCGACACGCCGCCGCCGGCGCCGAGCTTGGCGGCGCCGGCGCGGATCGCCTCGATGTCGCCGACGGCGGCCTTGGCGGAGCCGCCGGCCTCGTAGGCCAGGCGGACGCGAAGGGAGACGTCGAGCGGCTCAGTCATCGTGCGTGTCAGTCATCGGACCGGTACCAGACGCGAAGGAGGTTGCCCCAGCTGTCGTCGTGCATGTCGCGGGCCTCCGCCCACACCGCGACCGTGCGGTGCCAGGGCCAGGCGAGCACGCGGTCGAGCGGCGTCATCGACCCCTGGGCGGCCCGCATCGCATAGGCGAGCCACTGGGCCGGATCGGCCCTCAGCCGGCCTCGCCCCGGAACGACGGGGGCAAAAAATCGTAAGCCGCGTCGACGATCGGCCCGCCGTCCGCGTGCGGCAGCGCCCGCAGCACCTTGGCGGGCAGGCCCGTCATCACGGCGTAGATGTCGAAATATTCGGGCGGCTTGCCGCTGCGCCCCCACTCGCCCGAGATGCGCGCCACCTCGGCCGTGGTGAGCTGGCGCACCGTGACGGCGTCGTGGCGCTCGCCCTCCCAGCGGAACGGATATTTCAGCGGGAAAGCGCGGGCCGGCAGGTCCTCGCCGACGAAGTCGAGCGTGACGGCCTCGTCCCCCGGGTCGAGCCCGGGGGCAGGCTCCGGTCCCGCGGCGCCGCTGTTGTCGAGCTCGTCGACCAGCTCGGCCGGCGGCAGCACCACCTTGGCGAGATCGTCGCGGATCGGCCCCGTGACGGTGCCGCCCAAGGGAACGGCCTCGACCGCGAGGCCGTCGGCGTCGAAGGTGGTTTTGATCGTGTCCATGTCGGGGTCCCCACGGGAACAAGTGCGTCGTCTTAATGCCGGTCAGAGAGGGTCATCGAGCGGTCGAGGCGCTTGTTCCCGTGGGAGCCCGTCAGGCCGCGATCAGCTGGTTGGCGGCCTGGTTGTAGTTCTGGCCGTTGAGGATCAGCGTGTTGGTGTTGAAATCGATCTTGTTGACGATGACGCCGTTGGTGACGTCGGAATAGGTGATGATCGAGCCGATCGTATAGGTGGTCATCTCGGCCCGCTTGCCGGTGACCCGCGGCTGCTGCACCTCCTGCAGCAGGCCGCGCATCCACACGCGGCGACCGACGTCGACCCCCAGCATGATGTCGCGCAGCCGTTCGTAATAGTAGAAGTCGGTCCAGTCGCCCGGCTCCTTGCCGAACAGCCCGCGGATGTCGGAATGGGCGCCCTTCATGGTGACGGGCGCGGTCAACGGCTCGATCTCGAGCGGGATGCCGAGCTGCATCCAGCCGCCGCCGGCCGTGAAGGTCTCGGTCGCCTTGCGCAGGTCGGGAAGCTTGGCGCTCTCCAGCCGCTTGCGGCAGTTGATCTGGGCCACGTACCAGTTGGCCCCCATGATGACGCTGTCGGTCATTGCTGCTGTCCCGGTGTTGGTTCGATGGTGTCAGGCCACGGCCCGGAAGGTCGAGGAGCCGAGCTGGTCGATCGACGACTGGATGGCGGCCGCCAGCACGTCGAAGGCTTCCGGCTCCGGCGTCGAATAGATGCCGAGGTCGGTCAGGTCCGGCGTCTCCTCGAAGCGGAGCTTCAGCCGCAGGCCGCCCTTCTTGAGCAGCGAGTTCGGGTTCAGCCCGCGCGAGAACAGCACCTGGTAGTCGATGATGGCGCCAATGGCCTTGCGCTCGGCGCAGGCCTGGTCGAGCGCCGTGCCGACCAGCGTCACGCTGTGCGGACCGAGGTCGCTCGCCAGATAGGCGCGCAGCGGGCGCAGCATGGCCTTCTCGATGGCGCGGCGCGTGCGGATGCGCTTGACCGAGCGGTAGCCCACGATGGTGGGGTCGGTGGCGGTGGTGTAGGGCGCCCACAGCAGGTTGCCCTCGATCACCGTGCCGACGCCGCGCTGGTTGAGATAGTTGGCGTCGCTCGAGGTGTCGCCGTCGCGGTAGCTGACCCGCTGCGAGGGGCCGAGGCAGCCGATGATCGGCTTGTTCCAAAAGGCCTTGTAGGGGTTGCCGTTGGCCTTGTCGTTGCGGATGATGGCTCCGATCACCGAGGGCGCCAGATCGCGCACCACCTCGCCGCCGAGCTCGAAGACGCCCTGCGGGTACATGGCCAGGATGTTGAGCGAGGTGGCGAAGTCCTGCGCCCAGGTGACGGCGTCCTCGCGGCTCGTGGCCGGCGTCGCCGTCACGCCGAGGCAGTCGATGATGCTCGTGCAGACGCTGTCGATGGCGGCCGCCACGGGGTTCTTCAGCCCGCCGAGGCGCTGGCTGGTGAAGCCGGGCGCCGCGATCAGCCCGGGCTCGAGCTTCAGCTCGTCGAGGCCGTGCAAGAGCGCGAAGACGCCGGTCTTCTGGCCGGGGTCGCCCGCCACCGCCGCGAGCTGGGCGTCGATGGTGCCGGAGGCCGGGATGCGCGACCGCGAGAGCACGACGTCGGTGACGATGCCCTCAAGCAGCATCTGGCTGCAGGCATCCTGGATCTGCCCCGGGCCGAGCATGGCCAGCACGGAGGGACTGTCGAGCGGGATGCGAAACGGCTCGTCGTAGGGGATCTTGGTCTCGTCGGCCGGCGCGATGCCGGGCAGCGGCCCGACCAGCCCCGGGATGGTGCTGTCGCGGGTGTCGATGGAGACGATCTGGTCGCTGAGGCCGGAGAAGACCCTTACGCCGACGAAGTCCGTTGTTGCCGTCATGGGAAGATCCTCAGGGACATTGCGCCACCCTACGGGCGCGCGCGGGATGGGTCGGGGGTGACATGTGTCATGCCGCGAGGCGCGACCGTCACGGCGGGAGGCGTGACCGTCACGGCGTCAGATCTCCGTCGTGTAGACGGCGCCCAGGCAGTGCCTGGCCCACGGGGCCGGCCACGGCAGCCGCGAGGCCCAGCCGCCGCAACGCATGTTCTCGCCGAGGCGCGAGCTGACGGTCTGATAGGCGCGACCGCCCAGGCAGGCATTGACGAAAATGTCGAGGCCGATCAGCACCGCCAGGACGTAGCCGCCGGGCGGGAGGCCGAACGGCACCGGCTGCACCACCGCGACCGCGAGCTTCGGGGCCGGCGCCGTGGTCACAGGATCTGGCTCGCCGCGACGAACATGGCGTCGACGTCGGCGGGGACGAGGCC